TAAAGTTCAAATACCTTCCTGTCGTACCAATACAAATCATTTAAAACCAAATCAATTTTATCTAACTTTTCGAACTTCAAATTCTTAACGACAGGTTTTTCTGCAATATTATACAGATGTTTAGTTGGTACTACTTCGCCTGTTTCTATTACATCATACGTAACATTACTTGTGAAGCTGTCTATGTGGGCGTAATATTTCTTGTATTGATAATAAAAAGGACTTCGTGGACTTGTTAAAGCCCTGCGTAAAACTACTGCACCATATCTTGTAATTCCATCCAAGCCATCTTTAGTATATATTTTTTTGAGCTGTTCGGGATTCATCTGTAAAAAGTAAAGCATTAATTCCTGCACCGCATCATCTACCTGCACATCATCTTGTGTGAGTCCGTAACACATTTCCCTAAACTTATCACTTAGCCTTGATATTTCTAGGTAGATTTTATTCATTCGTCTGTTCTAGTTTATCAATTTTATCTACAACCTCGCCCACCATTTCATTTAAGACCGTCTTATAAGCCCTTACTACTGATCTGTTTTCATTATTTTCTACACCCGCAAAGAATCCGTTTGTAGCTACTGATAGATTAATTGGTATTATGACTAGCCAATCGTAAAAATTTTCTTCCCTTCTTCCTGATCCGTAAGAATTATGATACTCTAAAATAGTATCTACTACATCTAAGTAGTTATTGTATCTTGGCTTTGAGCTGACATCTTTTGCAAACTCTTGGCACATAAGCATATACGCTTCAATTATTGCTTTGTGTTCTGCACTTGAATAAATGGGTTTTATCATTTACCAAATTTAATAAAATATTTATTCAATTCCTTTTTCTTTTTTTAACTTTTCAACAGCCACTTTGTAATAAGATACAAAATCCTCATATTCCGACCTAGTTATTTTCCAAGTTTGCCTTGCTAATATTTGTAATTCTTCAGAAGTTCCTTCGCCATACTTCCCCTCTAAGGCTAGTGAGAATTTGTACTGCTCTCCTGACTTAAACATATTACAGCCAACGCATTGGACTTGACAATTTTTTAAATCCCACCGAGTTGTTAAGTGTTTTCTACTTTGAAAGTGTCCGTTTTGCATCCCTGATTTATAATGGCTCACCTTGTGGCACGTGAAACATTGTACTAATCCTTCAGGGGTTGCATCTCTAAGTCTTATATAAAGACTAAACCATTTATCTAATTCTTTTTTTAATTTACTTACTGTCTTTTTCAATTCTAATTAAATTTTTAATTAATACTTTAATTAGCATTTCTTGGTCAAACGTACTGCCCTCCCTAACAGCCCTTCCTCCATAATAAAAAATCCCTCTAAGGTTATTTATTCTTTCATAAACTAAAGCGTTATTAAAAGCCCAAATTATAGCAACAGGTTTTTCGCTTTGAACCTGTAACATTTGCCCCCTTACTATTTTACGCATGGAAACTATCACATCATTTGAATCTTCTATATTTTTGTGAACACCCTTTACTTCTGCAAATCCTATTAATCTTCCTTTGTTATAAAGTGCAGCGTCTATATGTGAGTATTCAGGGTGCTTATCAAATGTTAATTTAAAGTGTTTACAAAATAATTGCAGGGCTTCTTTTTCCCTTAACTTATTCTTTTTGTTTTCAAATTTCATCTTATCAATTTTAAAGGCTCTTGATAATATAATGTTTTTTCTTTTGGACTTCCTAAAGTGTGTACTTCATAATAAGCATTGTCTATTACTTTTTTGTGTTCGTGAGTCCACCTGTAAAAAGTCCTGATATTTAAAAAGGGTTCGTCTTTGCCAAATCTTACACCTAGCCTAAAGGCATCTTCTACTTGATTAAACGTCATGTTCCCGAAACGCTTTTCTTGTATAAGATCTAAAGCAAATATTTTACTTAGACTTGCTAAAGTTTTGGTGTCAATTCTGTGTCCTATTTCTACTGAAGTTTTAGCTATTAAGTCTAATACCTTTCTTTTAAGTTCTTCTAAGTTTTCTTGCTTTAACGCTTTCATTCGTAAAAGGTTTCTCCGTTACCACCTATCCATAAATGTTCTGTATCATCTACCTGTTTAGATGTTCTGCAAGTAATAAACAATAACGACAAAAGCAATAGTAATATAATTGTTATTAGTGTTTTTTTCATAATAGTTTTTTAGCTTCTTCCCAAGCATTTATTTGTGAATCTAATTTAGACATTGGTTTTCCTTTATTACTATACGTAGTATTAGTATTATTATATACTTTAGTATTAGTATTATCTGTAAAGATATTTAGTGTAGGGGTAGTGGTATTTAATTTGATTACCCTAGACAATATTTCTTTACTACCATTTTTGTAAGTAACGCTTCGGCTAATATAATTATGATCCTCTAAGGATTTTAACCAATTTTGAATAGACGCTTTGCTCACTTCATATAGTTTACAAAAGTATTGAGTTGAAGCTGTGCATTTTCCATTCATATTACAAAGGGCAGTTATCTCTGCATAAAGCAATTTAGCATTAGGCGTAAGTTTTTTGTTGTATCTTACTTCGGCAGGTATATGTGCGTAGTAGTTAGGTTTCTCCATTAAATCATTTTAATTGTATAGTGGTAATTTCTGAGTGCTAACTTAACATTTTCTAATTGATTAGAGAAATCATAATAAGAAGTTTTTATTATACACTTAATTTGTCCGCTTGTTACTTCTAATAATACTTCAGCGTTTAATGTTTCCTTAACTCCATTTTTTAGTAGGTAGCTTTTCATAAAATCCTTATTTAAAAAAAATTCTTTAGTTCCACCAATATCTTTGTATGCTTTGTAAACTTTGTTAAAAGTATCTCTATATATAGGGCAGCTTTTGTACAGGGGCTTGTGCCTGTATTCATAATGGTAAATAAGGCTTCTGTGCCTATTTAATTCCTTCCCAATAATTGTCCTGTGTATATCTTCTTCAGACCTACCTATATATCCTGCAATAGCCCTAGCCACTTGTAGTGGTCGCTTTCTACTTCTTAAAGCAAGTGCGCCATCAGGCAACCCCAAAACTCTCGTAGTGAGGTTGCATATATGTTTAAAGTTATCTTCTTCAGTCATTAGAAAGGTAAATCATCTTCATTAATAGGTGAGACAGTTTCTTGACCTAACTTAGCACAAAACCACCCGTCTATATTATGATAGTATTTACCATTGTATTCTCTTGAAGATAAGTTAATTGAAACACTTACATCAGATCCAACTTCAATATCTCTAATACTTTTTATCTTATCGCCAAAAAAACTTATAGCTACTTCCTTGTTGTAGTCTGTTCCTGACTGTTCTACAATGATTGATTGCTTTTCCCAAGCCTTTCCTGACTGACTTACGCCTGTTTCTCTTTCTAGTTTCTGTACTAGCTTTCCAATAATATCCATTATTTCTTATTTATTTGGTTAATTTCTGTTCTAGCTTCTGATACTATTTTTTGTTCTTCAGAGGTCATAGCTGACCATCTATCCTGAATCTCTTTTAACCTGTTTTCTAAGACTTTTATTCTTTCCAAGTCCGTGTTTTCTTTTTTAGCTTTGCTTTTTTTCTTTGCCATTTTATTTAATTTTGATTATTACTTTTTTTAAAATCTTCTGCTTCATCTTCACCAAATACTCCTAACTCATAAAAGCCTGTTAGTTTTAATACGGCACGGCTCATAGCTCTTTTCTCTGCCATTTCCATAACGTACCATGAATTAGTGTTACCATCTTTATATGTAGCCCCTTTAAGCGCAGAGCCGAAAGTCTGTATAAAAGCACCTTCTTTTCTTGCATTAGCTTTCACTACACAAAAATCCTTTTCACATTTTATAACATCATAGTCAATATGAATTTTCTCTAAGGCTTGGATTTTATCAATCCCGCTTCGAGTTATTATTATATAATGACCCGATTGCTGTTTAAAGACATCATCTTTTGTGAGCTTGTACTTAATGTACTTTTCTTTTAGTAGTTCCGTTTTCATATTATTTCTTTTTTAGGTATTTAATTAATTGTTTTTTTATATACTTAAGGTGTTCTGTATCAATCCATTGTAACAAGTTATAAGAATCAAAACAGATTTGAAAGTCTTTTCCGTATTCATCTGTTCCTCTTAAATAAACTTCGTTTTCGTGAGCTTGGAATGTATTAATATCATTCATTCTTTTGTGTATAATTTCTTCTTCTTTAAAGATTGATTCTATTATTGGTGCTACTTCGTGAGCTTCTTCTAGCTCAGGCATTTTCATTAGTTGTTCTTGTAATTCTTTCTTAGTCATATTCTTTATTTTAAATTAATAATTAGTGGTCTCTTGTTGTTGTTTTTATACGCTTCAAGGTATTCAGGTAGCAGTTCGTCTTGATAATCTAAACGGATCTGCCACCCATCTTCTTTAAGTTTCTTACAAAATAAATCATAACATTGTAATTCAGTTCCAATGACTTTGACATCAGGGTCATTTTTTAAAGCCCAATATTCGCATAGTACTTTTTTATTGTCTAAAGGTTTTCCTATAAACCACTCTCGTTCTTCAGGCAAATCATTATACCATTCTTGATATTCAGCGTCTTTTAACTCCATACTGTATTGTCTTTAAAGTTATAGTATTCGGTTTTCATGTCAATAAACATAGCTGTAATAATATCGGCTTCTAATTTATTAAGAATCCATTTTCTATTTTCTAAATCAGAATTCAATAGTATGTGAACAGAATGGTTTACTTTATTAAGCCATAAAGGATTTTCTTCTAATACATCTAAAATAGATATAATAGCTTCTTCTTTGTTGGTTGCTTCTTTCATTTTAAACTCTTTCATTTTATTAAAGTTAGCCCTAGTTCACTTGCAGCATAATTTATGTGCTTTTGTGTCGTTACACTCCACCATCCTAATTGGTGTAATTCGTTTCCGATAATTTCAGCTACTTTGGTTGTATAGCTTATTATGAAATTCCCTTCCTGTCTTAAGTTTTGCTTGTACTTTTCAAATTTTCTCATTTTGTTTGTTTTATAACCGCTTTAATATAGGTGGGCTTTTCCCTTTTATATAGCAAAGATACAAAAAATAAATGATATAAACAACTATATTAACAACTTTATAAACAAATAATAGTTTTGACTCTAGGAAAGACTTTAGGGCTTGTGTAGTGTATAGCTATCAAAAAGGAAAGAAAGTGTCTTAGAGGGCTTAGAGGGGGGGCTATAAAGGCATTAATAGATTGATTGGTAGAGTTCCGTTATTTAAAACAACAGCGCAGCCGATTGCTTGTTTTTTGAAGTTCTTAGCGTAAGCTGTTGCGTAGCTTGTAGCATCTACACCGCAACCTACTTGCATCCCGAAGATTCTGTATCGTTTTCCAACAAACCATTTACAGTATGCCTCCGTATGAGTATGTCCACAAACGCTAGACATCAGGTTATTTTTTGCTTTGCTCTGTGCTTGACCTCCTTCTCCATGTTCAAAAAGCACATCATCATAAACTACGGATTCTACCCAATTCCAATTCGGAGTTCCCAAGACTTCGTTGTAAGACTTAATCCAAGCAGCAGGAATACCACCCGTCATAGACTTTCTTGAAGCCATCCTATCGTGGTTTCCTATACAGACATCAGCATTTGGGAAAGCCTCATACCATTTGCGTATTTTCTTTATAGCTAATTTAAGCTCATTTCCCGAACTAAGCCCGTCAGGAAAAGGCTCATGGTAGCTGAATCCGTTTGAGTCTATGCAATCTCCGATAAAAATTACTTGATTGCAGTTAAAGGCTTCATACTGCTCTAAACACCAATCAAGGTAGCCATCTAAACAGAATGGTTCGTGCAAGTCTCCAATGACTAAGATGTTCCTAGTTTCAGTTTCTCGTAATTTCTGTAAGGCGACTACCTCGTGAGGTTTTAATCTGTAACGATTAGTTTTTTCCACTATCAGCAATTCCTTGTCCGACTACTAATGTCAAGGCTGCATAGAATAGATTTTTTGCTGTTTCTTCATCTACTCCTAAATACGTTACAATTATAGGTACTACTATCGAAGCTACTGCATACCAAAACTTCTTACTCTTAAACATCTTACTGATTAACCATTTTTTCATTTTATTTATTTTTGATTATTAAATTAATATTTGTACCGCCTAAATTAACTATTTCTTTCATTAACAAGTCCATAGCTAATCTTGAGTTCTTAACAAGGTCTTGTTTACGACCTATCCCGACTAGAATACAACCTCTCGTATCTTTAGGAAAATTCCCGATATGCACGAGTATATAAGAACGCCCTTTTACATCTTGCACCAATAGGTGTAGATAGTCTCTTGATGAAGATTCTTTAGCTGTTCTAAGCCTCACCTTATATTCCCCTTCAGGAATACAACTTATGCTTCTTTGATTGTCTAAATACGGAAGTTCTAAAGTATCACAAAGCCATTCTCCATTTAAGTACAGGTTACCAATAGTAGATTTGTCCGTAAACTCATCTCTTATGATTAAAAGATTAACGCCCTTGACCTCTGTATTTTTGCTTATATCCATTTTGTCCTCTTGAAGCGTTTTTACTATGCACGCCCTTACGTTTTTTATGAACCGTAGTAGCTTTTTCAACTATCTTTCTTTTTGCCATTATCTATTTTCTTAAATTTTACAAACTTATATATTGTAAACGCTATTGCTAAGGTAAGTGAAACTAGAGTCAGAATTTGATTGCAGTCTGTTATACTTAAAGCAATAGCAGAACCATTAGCTATTCCTACTTGTAGAGTGTCTTGTATTTCTTTCATTTTTTTTAGGTTTTTTTTCCAAATAGGATTTTAATTTTCTTTTATTTTTTGATTTTACTTTGTAGTTCCTTTTCATTAGTTTAGGTTTCCAATAGTGTTCCTTAATGTATATTTATTTCCCTGCTGATTAGGGCGTTCAAGATTCATATTAGAGTAGTAAGAGTTTCTATCAGGTCTTACATCTTCCCCTGTGTTTGTGCTATATTCAGGAAAGTCAGCCGTATTGTTAGTTATATAATCTACCATCCTTTCCATGTAATATTCAGCAGTATTTAAAACTTCATTTCTAAGGTGCTGTGCTTCCTCTGTGCTTAAAGCTGTTCCGTTTTCTGAGGTCTTAGAGTAAATGTTTCCCCCCTCGATCTTGAAACGGAGGAACGGGAGAGCCATGTATAAAGCAAACGAGGGCAAACATTCTCCAATATAGTCATTTAGCAAAGTTGCATAGGCTTCGTTTCCCGCATCATTTACTGTTCCTGCCACGATTAAAGCCTTCAGCTTATTTGTAAGATCCGTGCCGAGCCGTGTCTCAAAATACAGCTTTTGCGATTTTTTAATATAAGGGAGTAAAAGGCTTGGAGAAACATTAAGCCCAATAGTCGTTGAATCTTTTAATTTTTCTTCTGATATGAATAATACGTATGCCATAATGTTATCTGTTTATAAATCCTTTATCTGCCCATGTTCTAGGTGCTTCATCTACTCGTGAATCTTCCCTGTCTATTGTGAATCCTTCTGAGATAGCTGTGGCAGAGTCAATTAATTGCCTGTCTGAAATATTACTTTTAGCCATTCTTAAAGAAGTTTTATAGACCTGTCGTTTCCACACATGAAAACAGTTGCCGCCTCCTTTAAAAAGCCAAATTGAATAAGTATCACTATCACCTCTAGGTCCCCATCCTTTATTAACGGCTAAGTATTCCATTTGTACTATATCTTCCTTCCGGTAAATTTTTGAAGCCGAAGTCATAATGCTGCAAAAATCTCTAGTAGGTCCTGTCTGAACCCCTGCTGAATCGTCTCTATCGTATATGTATCTAACTTTGTAATAGTCATTATAAGAAGCGTTCACTCCGTCCTGAGAACTTTTAGAATTAGGTCTAGCTGTTCCTGTTGAAGCTAATTCTGTCTTATCATTAGCTAAGTCATTTAAAACTGTTTCATAATCAAAATCTTGGTGTTCTCCATCTACTACTTCTTCGTTAATTAGTTCCCAATCTTCAGGGATGTTCTCTAAGGTGTCTAGGAAGTCCTCTAAGACAGTAAACTTAGATAGAGTCATCAGGCTTGCATCTACTACTACTTCTTCCTTAGCGAGTGCAGGATAGCCCAATTCCTCACGAATTTCATCTTGCGTAAGCACCGCAGCAAGATCTTGGTTTGTAAATTTAGTTGTAATTGGTTTAAGCTGTTCAAATATTACAGGCATATCCATATTATTAACTGCAAAGATTTTCCTAAGTGTTCTTATGATTTGAGCTTGGTATGGAACACACACGGTATTTACGAAAAAATTTGCGGCACTATTAATTTCGTCTGCATTTGAGCCTAAGCCTGTGGCGTTTTTAATTCCCATAAGCATTGGGCTTGTTACTCTATGTCCTGTCAAAATGTTTTGAACTAAAAGCTCTTGCAAGGCTAGGTATTGCTTATCCAAATCTGAACTCGTTATAGCTGTAATCTCAGGTGTTCTAGTCTTGTCGTCTGAAAATGTCAATACGAATTTGCCTGAATTATCAGCACCCGTAAATTTAGCTTCAAGGCTTCGTTCTATTTGGATTCTTTCTTCAGAACTCGGTACGCCATTTGCGAAGGCAATAAGGAACGAACCTGAGAATCCATTAGAGATATTGTTTAAGTGAAACTCTGCTACTCTTTGATCTACTAAAGCCCAATTATTAGCAGCTACATAATCAGGTGTGTAATAAGCGTTCATGTTAGGACTGTAAAGTCCTGTATAAAGAATCTGATTTGCAGAGGTTCTATCGTGAGTATTAAAAGCAGGGACTCTGTAAGGTTCGTGAGTTCTAGTATCTGCCCAATCTGAAGAAACATAATAGGCTTCTACTTTTCCCAACTCATTAGCTTTTTCACATCTTATTTTTTCGACAGGAATATGATAAATTTCTGCGATTTGTGTCCTGTCCTCACTCCAAATTATATTAAGGGCAAAAGACCCTTGTAGTTTAAAGTCAAAACTGATTTTTTTAATTACTTCATTTAACGTTTCATTTCCATTAGCTGAGTTGAAAAATCTCTTTAATTTAGCAACCGCCTCTAAATCTCTTTCTTCTTCATCTTCTATTATTAAGTCC